CGTCGCGCCGCCCACGGTCCATTTCCACCGCCGCGTCCCGGTCAGCAGCATGTTCGGGACCGTCACCGTCCCAGTCGTGGTGATGCGCTGGAGCTGATAGATATCGTTCCAGGTCGTTCCGCCGTCCTGGCTCTCCTGCAAGGACAGGTCGAGCGTCGGCGTCGTGCCGCTCGCCGCCGTGACATTGACCACCGCGCCGAGCGAATTGCCGCCATCGAGCGCCAGCGTCGCGCCGTTCGCCGTCGTCGTGATCGTCTGCGACGCCAGATCCGTGACGACGACGCTCTGCGCCTTCATCTGGATCGGCGGCGTCAAAGCCGCTGCGGCGATGGCGTTGGCGACGGTGCCGTCCTGCACCGCCAATGGATTCGCGCTGGCGCCGAACTTGTTGCCGGCGCCATCCTCAAGGACGACGCCATTCGCGCAAATCCCTCCAGCGCACCATTGTCCGGCATGAAGCGGAGCGTTGAAGGCGAGCGCCAGCGCGCCCGCAAGAAAAGCCCTTGCAAGGTTCATGGGTTTTGTCCTCACGACGTCGAAACAGGCAGAAGAAGGATTTTCAACGACAGGCGCACCGATCCGCCGGTGAATGAGCCGCTGGTCGCCGTGACGATCAGATTGGTCGCGGAATAGCAGCCATAGGGGCCGACAATTCCGAAATTGGTTGAGCCCGCCGCGACATTGAGCGCGCCTCCGAATTGGGTTGGGGTTCCAGAGACGCCGACGCCGAAGGACGGCGCGCCGGTCACGGACGACAGGACGCGCATTCCGACGCCCAGAACGATGCAATTCGCCGGGATCGGCGTTCCCGCCGTGGTCGAGGCGCCCGACAAAGTCACGGTCTGCTCAATCACCTGAAACTGGACCGCCGCGCCATTGGCGCCCTGCGCGACCTGTTGCAGCGCGCTCGCGCCGAGCGCCTGGTCGATGATCGTCCATTTGCCGGAGCCGTTGCTTTCGAGCGCCAGGTAGCCGTAGGCCGTGGCGATCGAGGCCAAGGTCGCGCCATCAATCGTGTCCGATCCGCTGCGCGCGATCGTCAGCGCATTGGTCGCCGAGCAATTGCCGCTTTCGTCGAAGATCGTCAGCGCCGTCCCGGTCGGATAGGCCGAGGCTGCCGGCAGCGTGACGGTGCGCGCCGCAGTCAGCGCCGTATAGGCGACGCTTCGATCGGCGGCGAGGACCGCATAGGCGGCGTCGGAGACGGCCGTGCGGCCGTTCGTGATGACTTCCGACAGCTTCGCGGCGGCGAAGCCCCCGGCGGTCGCGCCGTCGTGGACCGTGACGCGATTATTCGTCGTGTCGACGATCAATTCGCCCTGCGCGCCAGTGTAAGCGGCGACGTTCGCCGCCGTGTCACGGCGACGTTTGACCTGAACGGACATTCGCTTTCCTTTGAATTATGAAGTGCAGTTGCCGAGGTCGAGGATCGAGACGACCTGGGCCGCGACGGTTCCGAAATCGTCGGTTTCGGAAACCGCCTGGGTGGCGAGGCCGTAATCCATCGCGGTCCCAACCGCCAAAGTCGTGGCGACCGGGCCAAGCACGCCCGTCCCCTGAATCTGGTAAGGATAGGCCGCGCAGGTCGAAATATCCTGCGCCGCGCCGCCGAAGATATTGATGCTCTGGAATTTCAGATAGACCGTCTGGCCGATCTCGGCGTTGGGGACGTCATATTTGAGGATCGCGCTATCGAGCAGGCAGAAGCTCGCGCCCATCGCGTGGGCGCCCGGAGTCGAGCCGCCCAACCCGCGGTAGAGCGCCGTCAAATTGTATTTGCTCGTCGCCGTCAGCGTCGCGGTGGTGTAGGCGAGATATTCGCCATCGACGTAACAAAGCGTGACGCCAGCCGCGGCGGCGGCGCTGTTCGTCGTTTGCAGCGTCCCGCCGCTTTCGGTCAGATCGACCGCGAGCGTGTTGGCGTTGTCCGGGGCCGAGCCCGCATAGGCCGCAAGCGAGGCCGAAAGCACGCCCTGGCGCGCCGGGACGGCGATGGCGGAGACTTCCGAATAGCTAATCCCGTCGAGCGACGCCCAGACGATGCAGCCGCCCCAGTTCGGGTCGGCGTTTTGCGCGCTGGCGCCGATCCACAACTGTGTAGAACCGCCAGAAAGAGAAGGCGGCGGCTCGATGATGAGCGGCGAATTGACCGAATTCGGCGTCACATCGGCGGCCGGCACGCCATTGCTTTTGGCCTGGACCGGATAGGCGACGGAGGTCGCCACGCCCTGCGGGAATTCCTCGGCTGTGATTGAGAGCGTCCCGTCGTCGGCTTCCTCAATATCCGTGATCCGGACGACGGTCGCGTTCAGCCCGAGCAGCGGATCCGTCAGGCTGACCAAATCCATCGGATCGAGCAGGCAGAATTCGGCCGAAAGCCGGAATTCGTATGTGTTTCGGATATAAAGCCCGCGCTGCAAGATCAATTGCGCGGCTCTCTGCCCGACCGCGATGTCGCAAATTTCATGCGCCGTGACGGTCGATCCGGCGCGCAGGCCGAAGCGTTCAATCGCCGACTGGTCGAACGCCGTGACCGGCCCGGTATTGTAGGAATCGTTCCGCGCCTGGATTTCGACGCTCTGCTGATTATAGCCGGCGTAAGGGTCCGACCGCGTAATCTTGATCGGGTCTTCCCCGTCTGAGTGAAGGAAATCCTCGTCCGTCAGGGCATAGAGGACCGTCAGGTTCGGGGTCCAGGTCTTGCCGCTCGCCGTGATCGCGCTGTCGCCGAGGGGAAGGAATTTGAGCACGCCGCCCGACCAGACCACCGTCGAATTGGTGAGCTGCAGCCAGCGCGACAGAATCGACGAAGCCGATTCCTTTGAATTGAGGACCGGGCTGAACGCGATCCCCGCCGTCCAGCAATAGGTCTGGTAGGACGAGTCCCCCGCATTGGCGTAAAGCGAATTCGCGTCGATAGACGCAGCGGGGAAACCGACGCCATATTGCGAATTGGTCAGGAAATCATAGATCACCTGGGCCGGGTCGCAATCGAGCCCGTTGACGCCCGAGCCTGATAAAAAGCCGCAGACCTCGAAATTATTGTCGCCGACGCTCGCCGCCGCCCCGAGGTCGTAAATCTGATTGCAGACATAGGCGACGCCTGGATAGCCCAAGGCTTCCGAGGGATAATAGACCGAGGCCCACGCCCACGGCGCTTGTGGCGTCGTTCCGGTGAACAGACTTAAGCCAAGCGCCGCCAGATTTGTCGGCGTCGTCGATGACGTCCAGATGTTCCCGATTTCCAGAATCGGGCCTTCGCACAGCGCCATGATGATCGCTGCGCGATAGTCATAGCTCGTCGCCTGTTTGCCGCCGCCGCCGCCACCTTTGCCGCCACCCTTGCCACCGGAATATTGCGGCAAGGCGAAGAAATGATTGTACCAGATTACATTGGGCGACAGGACATTGCGGCCCCAGGCGATTGGGATGGGGATGGCGCTCGAAGTCGACTGGATTTGCAGGCCGGAATATTTGGTGATCTGGGTCGCCGTGGAATTGCCCGAGCGCAGAATACCCATCAGCCAGCCACCTTTTTCGCCCAGATCGAGAAGAAGCGCAGCCGGCGCTTGGGATCAGTCAGAATCGGGTTTTGCGTCAGCCCTTCCTCGATGACAGCGCGAGCGTCATGCGAGGCATGGACGATACGAACCGGATCGGCCTCGACCACGATTCCGCCATGCGAATAGGTCCGGCCATAGTGGAAAAGAGCGATGTCGCCGACGCCCGGCGCTTCAACCGGCGCGCAGCGTTCCTCGAAGAAGGCCAGATATTTTTCTTCGTCCCGGTGAAGCATCCAGTCGGGCGCATAGGGGCGCGGATCGAACGGCTCGACCATGCCGGAGTCGACGAAAACCCGGACGATCAACATGCCGCAATCGACGCCTGCGCCCAAAACGTCGGCGCAGTTGTGATAGGGCGTGGCGATCCATTTGCGCGCCTCCGCGGCGACGCGATTTCTTTCGTCGAACTGGCGCTGTGCGCCCTCGACCCGAGCGATGGTCATTTATTTTCCCCTTCCGCTTGTGGTGGTGGACGAGAGCGGGCCGGTCATGATCTGCGGCGGAGGGACATAGGGGAATCCCTTGAAATTATTCAGATTGTTGAACTTGCTGCTGCAAGTGTCCTTCGTATGGTCGCAGCCCTGGGCCGCCGTGAAAACGTCGCCGACGGCCGGCGCGCTCGGGAGCGGATAGGCAAGCAGGAGCCAGCCGGAGCCGGCCGCCTTGATCGTCGCTTCGACGCCCGTGTTCGCGCCCGAGGTGAAGGTGATCGTCCCTTGCTGAAAGCCGGAAATCGCGCCCGGCCAAATGATCGTCGTGCGGCTGGAGCCGGCGAAGACATTCCCGGATGTCGAATAAGTTCCCCGCGCCAGGCCGCAACCCGAGCCGTAAAGAACATGGACGCAATTCGACTGGTAGCAGTTGCGCGGCATGTCGATGTCGAGCAGCGTCAGGTCCGACGCGACCGTGACTTTGGCCGTGGTGCGGCCGATTTCGTCGATCTGCGCGACGCGGCCCTTGAAAAGCACGACCGTCCCGATCGGGATGAGATTGCCGCCGGAGGTCGCCCAGGACGAGAAGAAAGCTCGCTCGCGCTCGATGAAGGCGCCATCGAAAAGCCCCTGCTGCAAGGCCTGAAGGAACGGGACGCCGCCAATCGTGTCCGTGGCGCGCGCGGCGATGACGATCTGCTGCTTGTCAACATTGGGGCCGCAGGAGGCCTGGTATTTGAGGCCGGCGATGAGGACCGAATTCGCCAGATAGGTCCTGCCGTTCCAGAAGGCGGGCGCATCGACGCCGCTATAGGTCAGGACGGTCCCGCTCGCCAGCGTGATCGTGAACAGGTCGGCCATGTAGAGGGGCGCGTCGCCATTGGCGGTGCGCAGGCCGTTGAGATAGGTCAGGAGCGCGCCCGTTGTGGTTTTCATCGAACCTGCCTGAATTTGACGCTCTTGTTGCTCCAAAGCCCGGACATGAAATTCTCGAAATCCATCTGATCGTCGAGGAACCGGCACTGGAAGGCGTAGGAGACATTCGCGACGATCGCTGCGCCATTGGCCGGCGCCGTCGTGAAGGTGATGATGTTGGGCGCGCTCAAGGTCCATGCGCCTGTCGAGATGCCGCCGACCGTGACGCCCGAAACCGCGACCGCATAGCTGATCGGCTCGACATAGCCGCCGATGGAACGAACAAGCGTGAAGCTGGTTGTCGCGCCGTCACCCGTCGCAATCGCCTGGCCGCTGACGACATTGTCGGTCGGGTCGACATAGAGGAATGCGTTCAACTGGCCGCCGAGGCTCAGGAAGAACCCCATCAGCACTTGCAGCGATTGGGATTGCAGGCCGGGGAAAGCCCCTGACGAGTCGAGCCCGTCGAAGGTCAGCTCGAATTCATAGAGCGCATGGGCGTAAAGCCCGGCGCGGACCTCCCGGCCCGAGGAATGCGACGAAACCCGGGTCGAGAAGGTCGGCTTTTTGTGGACGCTCCACCCCTGTCCGGGCAAGGTCGGGAAGGTCGGTAGCGTCATGCTCTCACCGTCTCCAATTTCAGGGTTTTGGTCGCCCAGAAGCTCGCGGCGAATTGCTCGAAGTCGAGATCGTCATCTACAAAGCGCGCGACATGAGCGGCGGAAAAATCAATCGTCAGCGCGACGCCGGCGGCGGGCGCCGTTGTGAAGGTCACTGTCGCCGGCAAGATGGAAACCACATAGAGCGATCCAGAAACCGCAACGCCATTGGCGTAAACAGTCGGCGCGCTGGTAAGCGCCTGGACGCGTTCGCTGTAGCCGCCAATCGCGCGCGAGACGACAAAGGCCCTGCTCGAGCCGTCGCCAATCCCGAGCGCCGCGCCGGAAGCGACGCCAAGACCGCCGGGCGGGGCGAACAGGAAGGGCGTCGCCTGCCCCGCCTGCGCCAGCATGAAGGCGATCACAGTCTGCAATTCGGCGTTGGCGGCGTCCAAGCGCAGGAAGTTGAACGTCAGATCAATGTCCCACAGCGGCGAAGCCATCACGCCGGCCCGCGTCTCGCGCCCCGAAACCTTCTCCATCGTCCGCGTCGAGAACCGCGGCGAATAATAAACGCTCCACCCCTCCCCGGTCATCGCCGGGAAAATGGCGTAGGAGCCCGCGCCGGGCGGCGCGTCAGCCGCCGGAGCCTGGACATAAGGCCCCTTGCCGCCAATCCAGTTGCCGGCCGCCCAATTGCCGCCGTCGCCCCATGCGCTTGCATTGAGCGGAAAGGTTGGAAAAGGGCGGGCGTCCCAATTCCAGGCGCAGCAAAAGGGCGTCAGGATCATCGGGACGCCCGAGGCCGAAGTTTCGTTCTTGCCGCCAGTCCAATAATCGTAAATCGCCTGCAGTCCGAGCGCGGCGAGGAGATCGTCGCGGCGCGGCAGGAATGTCGCGCCATCGGCGGAATCCCACACGGACCAAAACGGCGTGTCGCTCTCGGACGATTTCGCGTCGAAAAAGACGTTCGGCTGATTGGTGCAGCGGTCGACCGTGGCGAAGCCATATTCGACGAAGATCATCGGCTTGGATTTCGCCGCCCATGGTGTCGTCGGGCCATGCGGCGCCCATCCGAGGCCGTCGCTGGCGTCATAGATCGCTTGATGCGCGTTCGTCCACCACCACCGGAATTGCTTGCGGCCGAGCAGCTGCTGGTTGGCGTAATAGGGGTTGCGCGCCTGACTGGCGCGGTCGCCTTCGGGCAGGCTCACATATTGCCCCGTCCCGAGTGGATCGAGCCCGCGCCCCAGATTGTTCGAATCGCCGTAGTACCAATTGAAACTCTCGCCACCCTCAATATTGGCCTGCAAATAAGTCTGGCTGTGCAGCGCGGGCGTCCCGGTCAGGCCGAGGCCATTCATGGCGCCCGAGGCCGGCGGCCATGAGGTCGGCGCGGCGGTCGTCCAGTTGAGCGGATCAAGGCCGCCATCGCCCGTCGTCCAGTCCGACAGCGGCAGATAATTGTCGAACGAAACGAGGTCGATATTCGCCGAGGCGAACAGCCGGTCGAGATGCGGCCATTGGCCGTTCGCGCCCGAATGCTGGACGCCGTTCCAGGTCGACCAGTCCGCCGAATAAGAGATCAGGTTTTTCCACGTCGTCAGTTTCTTGGCGAGGCCCGCGCCGTCGAAGATCGAGCGCACATCGGCCGCAAGCTGGATCAGCCCGGCGACAAAGGGATAATCCCAAACCGCGAAGCCGCCGCCATCCGTCGTTCCCGCCTTGGTCCAGCCGGGGCCGCGGATCGCTTCGAGGCCGCGCAATTCCGAGCCGATCAGGAACAGATCGACGCCGCCCGCCACCACGCACAGATTGGCGTAATGCAGGATCATCCGGCGATAGCTGAAATCCGTCGGCGAGCCGGAATAAGCCACCGTCAAATTGGTCGCGTCGCGCGTGAATTGTCCGGTCGAGGCCGCGCCGAGAAAGGCGCTGACCGCCGCCGTCGCGGCGCTGCTCACATCGCTCGAAACCCCGATCCGCCCGCGCCAGGGCTTGCCCGCGCAATCCATCAGGATGAAGGGGTAGAAAACGACGCGAAGTCCGCGCGCTTTCAAATCCTGGATGCAGCGGACGACGCTTTGGTCCGAAGGCGTGCCGCCATAGGAAAAGCTGCCGCCCGTCTGCGAAATCGGGATCAGGCCGGTCGAGGCCTGCGTCAGCCCCGAGCATTGCCAGTTCTCCACGATCCAGGTCGAGCCCGTCCATGATGTAAACGCGCCCTTGATATAGGTCGTGGACGGGTAAATTTGGCAGGCGCCCGCATCGATCGAATTGCCGAACCAGGCGACGACCAGGGCGACCGTCTGGCATTCCGGATGCGCCGCCTGCAACTGCTCGATCGCATAGGAATAATCGGTCGTCGTCCCGTCCGGCGCATAAAAGCAATTGACCGGCGCCAATGTTTCGAGCGCGCCGGTCCCGAAGGCTCCCCCCGTCGGGTTCCAGCGCGCGCCATAGGCCGCGCGGGTGTCATAAGCGAATTCGCCGGTCGCGGGGAGAAGGCAAACGCCAAAGACCTGTGCCAAACCTTACGCCCCCGCGAGCCGTCGAAGCCCCAAATGATTGCCGTCGGCAACGGCCTGATTGATCGCCTTCATGATCTGGCGCGAATTGCCGCCGAGCCAGCTCTTGACCGAGCCGGCATCGAGCGCGCTGACGTTCAAATGCACGCTGGCGCCGCCGCCGGTCGTCGGCACGGCCGCGCCGCCGCCTTTGGTCGCGCCGGAGAGCATCGAGCGAAACGCGCCCGCCTCTGCCGCCGGCATGACGAGTTCGTTGCGATGGACCATCGCAAGCTGATCTTGCGGGATCGACCAGGCGCCGATGTCGAAGGCCGCGACCGACGCCACTGCGCCCTGCGCCGCAGCCGCAGGGCCAGCCGCCGCCGGCCCCATCACTGGAGCCAGAAAGCCGAACACGCCTGCAAATGTCTCGGAGGCCGAGGCTGTTATGTTTTTCAGCACGGAGCTCAGGATGGACGCTTGTCCGGCCGCCGCTTCACCTGCAGCAATGCCGCCACGCGATGCGGCGCCGGCGGCGGCGGCGGCCGTCTTCTGGCTTTCGCCGGCGGCCGACAATGCCGCGAGAGCGAGCTGCCGCTTGCCCCAATCCGCCACAATGCCGACGCCCATGCGAACGAATTGCGACACCACCGACTGGGCCAATGAAGATAGCGCCTGATTCAGCGTGCGCGTCCCCATGGCCATGCCGGTCAAGCCGGACGAGAAGGAGGACGCCATGGAGTCGATCACATGGTCCATCGGCGCGACCATTTGCCCAACTGACTGCAGCATGATCTTCTGGCTATCAAGCGCATATCGCGCATCGAGCGCGAGCTTTCGATTCTCAACTTGCTCCCGCTGCCGGATGCTCAGGTCGCCAAGGTGCCCCTCCTTTTGGAGCAGCGACCTTTCGGCCGCATATTCCTCGTTCAGGGCGGCCTGCGAGGCGGAAAGCCGTTCGCCTCCACTCATGACCTTCAATTTGGTCAGTTCGTCATAGAGCGATTTCTTTTCCGCAAGCGACGCGCGCTCGGCGAAAATCTCGCGATTGACCGCCGAGAGGCTCGCCCGGGCGACATCCTCCTGAGAGGCGCTCGCCGCCCGCGCGGCGTCGCCGATCCCGGACAAGGCGTTGGCCGCGCCAGCGCCGAAGGCGGCAAAACTCCGTGTCGATTTGTCAACGCCGAGCCCCACTGCGCCGACATCGCCCGGCAGCGTCTGCAAAGCCGACGAAACACGCGCGACGCCGTCAAGAAAGCCGGACGCATCAGCGCCGAAAGATATTGCAACATTGGATTCGGCCATGCCGTCCTCGCTTTTCACACCACATTCGTGCTGTCAGATGCGCCCTGACGGAAACAGCCCCCGCAGCGCGGCGACCGCATCATCGGCGCGACGCTCCGGCTTCCAGCAGCCCAGTCCAATCGCGAGCGCGGATAACAAAACTGGCGCCGGCGGACTTTCCCGCCAATAGGCATGGCGGGCGAAGATTTTGACGAAAGTCAGTTCCGCTTCGAGCGCGTCGGTCCAGGCCTCGCCGGACATCTGGCAATAATGGGCGACGATCCGGTCGAAATCCGGAGCGCCGCCTTTCATTCCCCCGGCGGCTGCGCCTCCGTTGGCGCAAACAGGCCCGTCTGCCCCGCGATGAC